CTTTTACTTACTGTGCCATCATCAAGTACTAAACTGTGACCGCTAGGCGTGTTAAATCCAAATACATTACTTGGACTTTCTCGTCTAGCACTACTACTGCTGAGTCCTCGAACACTGTCAAGACCTAGTCCTTGATTTGCAAGTGCTCCAGACATTGGATGTCTAGGTCTGGTATTTTTAGTTTGCTTCTTTCCAACACCTTGCTCAAACGTAGGAGCAATATCATTTTCTTGGTCTTCTACAAAACTCACAGCATTGTCAGGATAACTACTATTTCTTCCTGTATCTGCCAGAACTCCAAGTATAATGCCTTCTTGATTTGATCTTGTAAATGCAACTATCACTTCTGTTCCTGGAGCAGGAGGATGTGTACTCATACCGTAGCTTCTTACGTGATCTGGAGCTTGATAGCTACCGCCATAAGGCATAGCTCGTCTACATCTTACATAATTTTTTCTATCTTCAGAATTTCCAAATTTAGCTGAAAATTGTTCTTGACCAAATATTTCTACATAGCAATAGCCTTCATATCTATCATCTACAATTTCAACAACCATTCCCAGGTATAGTCCTTCAAAATTACCAAAACCTGCGATATTATCTTTATTTTTATATTGTCTAGATGTACCGTTGCCATCACTAGTATTTTCTCCGCTTCTTCTCATGTCTTCATCCTGTAAAAATATCTCTTAGCCACGGCGGAGCGTTTCTTGCTCTGAATGTGCCATTGTCTAATGGTCCTCCCCAGTAACCCGGAGCTCCTTGTCCTACACTATTAGCTATATCAATGTGGAAAGTATCATCTCCCATATATCCGTTGCCTGCTCCAATACCTGTAGCACCGTAACGTTTGGTTTGTGCTATAAAGTTTTGTATGATAGGAACATCTGCTGGATTGTTTAAACTTAGCCTTCTTCCTGTACTGTCTCTGAGTGCTACGTCTGCAGCCATTCCGTTGTTGTGTCTATCACTGCCTGTAAATCCTGTACTGCTATCTTGTCCACCACTGCGAACATCAACATTTACGCCAGCGGCAGCACCTGCATTGGCTAGTATAGATTTAAGTTCAGCGTCAATGGGTAATTTTCTTGTGTTGGCTACACTTGATTGACTTTCTGTAACTACTCCTGTGCCGTCGGCACTAGCAGGAGGAGCTGTTTCATCTCCAGTTGGATCGTCACCTGCACCAAAATCAGCTTCCGGTGGTTCTTGTGCATCAGCTTCAGCAGCAAATCGTTCAGCTTGTGTTCTTGTGTCTTGTTCTTCGATAAGTCCTGTAGTAAGAATATTATATGTTAGACCAATATTAGTGTTTGTGTCTCTGAATGCATCCAATGTCATTGTAAATTGACCATCACTGTAATTAGCATCAACTCTAGTAACACGATACAATCCAATTATCCCAAAGTTTTGTTCACTGATATCCATTAATCCTGTTTGATGATCAGGATATGTTGGAAAGTTTAAATTTAAAAAATAGTTACATCCGCCGCGAGTATACTGTGCTCCGTCCAGTCTCGATTCTGATCCCTTAGGTCTACCTAGCCAATAAGGATCTCCTCTAACTTGTATTTGTTGTTGAACCAAATCACTTAAACTGTTTAAGTTTAGTTCAACTGCACCCAACATCGCAGCGCCTGCTGTGTCTCCATCGTCGGGTCCTACAGTAGCATTGCTTGTTACAGGACCTGTGTCAAAAACTGTAGGCATCTCTTCGCTTGTTTGTGCAGACGCTCTACTGTTAGTTTTTCTAACTTCACTTTGTGTTATGTATCTTCTTGCAACAGGAGGTAATCTAGATCCTTTAATATCTTGATTTTGCATTTTTTCATAATCGGTCGCAAGTTTCATAGCTGCACTTAATTCTTCTGCTTTCTTTTGTATTTGTTGATCTAAATCTGCAAGTTCTTGTTGTTGCCCACCTACGTCACTTTCGATTTGATATTCATCTAATTTTTCGATTTCTCTAGTTAGTACATTTTTTCTTGACTTCAATGTATTAAGATCACGGTTTATTTCTTGCACATCACTTTGTAGTATAGCCAACTGTTGCTGATCTTCGCTCATACCAGCAAATCCCTGTGCTCTATTTTCTGTTTTACCATGATTAATAGCTTGAAGTTGGAAATAAGTGTTGTGCAAACTAACATCTAAATTTAAGACTTCTGTGTTTAATCCTGTGTGAGTGTAGTCAAATCGTTTGCGTAATAGTCCTTCTCTGATAATTTTTTTAAGTCTGTCTTCTTGAATATTTCTGTCGAATATTAAATTTTCATAACTAATTGCATCATGTACTAATTCTTGTGTTGCAAACTTTTTGAGGTTAAATGTAATACGTTTTTGATAAGAACGAGCTACTTTATCATATCTTAAAAATTCTGTATCGTTATCAAAGATAAACCAACTACTGAGTTCTGCAAAAGTTGGTGCTTTTGCTTCTCCGTCGTCTGCATTATCTTTGTGAAAGCCTCCTTCAAATGTAGGCATTTTTCTAAAATTATCTGTTTGCATCAGAGCTACTACAATTGCTGTGTTTATACCTGTACCTTGTTTAAAAGTAAATGTAAGTGTGCCATCACCTGTAACACTGGTGCTTTTTAAACTTGTGTCTCCGCTAGCCGCTGCAGCTCCAAATTTCCAGTTGAGCCATTCTGATGTATCGTCTATTGCACCAAATTCATATAAAGTACTGTGTAGTTTACTTGGACTAAGTGCAGTGCTTTCTCTTTCTTGTTCATTTATTTTTTCTTGTAGTTGCTGTAAAAATTCACCAAACGTGTTTACACTATTCACAGTGAGTTGTTGCTTGGTGTATAAATTTAGTGTTTTATAAGCATCTTGATGTGTTTCTACTAGATCAGATCTATACTGTGTTGCACCTTCTTTATAATCAAATGTGAGATTGGTCATACTGGTCATGTAGTAAAAAGGACCTGCAATATTATTAGTAGCATTACTATTTTGATCATAGCCAACGAATCGAAGTTCTAATAGGTAACATGCATGCAAGTGATTTTCTATTTTAAGTCGTCTTGCGGCTTCTAAAATTCTGCTGAAAAGTGTAGCGCCACCTGGTTCTACCAGATTAAACACAAACATGTTTGCTAATCCATTGCGATCTTTGGCTTGTTTAAAAGCAAGAACAAGATTCTGTTCTACACTTTGTATGTTTATTTCACTTTCAACACCACTTTCTGCAATCACCACAACATCATTTGATGCAATATTAGCTTCGAATTTATGAGAGTTAACAGGATGTACCATATACATGGTCCATTTGTATGTGTAGTTGTCGTATTTGTTAAGGACATTATCTTGGTATATTGATCGCATCAGTTGTTTCCTGATGATTTATATGTTTTCGGTACTTGAATCTTTGTTCCACTTTTAAAATCCATAATCGGATCTTTGATAGTATCTCTATTATAGTGTACAAATATCCACCATAGTCTACTACTACCATACAAATCGTATGCTAATAAATCAGGTCTTTTATGATGCTTGGGTTGAATAACCATTGTTGTCTGATCCTGATCAAGTTCGTCTTGTACAATTACAGGTTGAAAAAGATCCAAGTATTTTCTGTTAACACTTGTATTACTATAACTGCTTGATGCTTTGTATTCAACTGCCATTAAATGAATCCTTGTTTATATCCGGACCCGTTGATAAAATTGTGTGTACTATACACATTCTTTTGTCTGTCAGGATTAATTTGTATGCTCATGCCAATAAAGAAGTTCATTAATGTAGGAACTTGTGTTCCGCTAATATCTTTGAGATCTACACCGCTATCGTATGTTGTACTAAAACTTTCTAATACAACAGGAATATTGTTAAACTGTTGTTCACCAAAGGCACTAAAACGTAGTACTGGAGGCGGAGTGCCTGAACTAGGATTTCCTCCTAGATCATTTAAGCCAAAAAACATCTTGCTAACACTACGCAAAAAATGTAGCGCACCAAGTGTGTACTCACCTTCTTCTTGTGTAATACTTGCAAATTGTACTGTCATTTGTATAGTAGGACTAGGTGTATTTCTATAAGCATTAAATGTATAGTTAGTGTGTGTCATATCATAAGGACTATAGTTTACACTTTGACTGTAAGTTATGTCAGGTTGATAAGGAAACAATATACCATTGTGTTGCCTAAGTGGGCTCGCTGGTCCATCAAAGTAAAACTGATTGCGAGAACTTCTTTTAGAAACGCCTCCAGGTGCAAGTGTAAGTCTCGCTCTATTTTCAGCTAGCACTGCCATTTAGTTTTCCTTTAATAAATTCGTACACTTGTTGATTAATACTTCCAAAAAATTCTCTAAACTTCATCATCTTTTGATTATCGTTTAGACTATCATTTTTCATTGCATTTCTAAAATCAGTAGCACTCATGCCACCCTCTTGTATTGGTACTTCTAGTATATATCCTGCTTGGTCACCTGGAACCATTTCTGCTCCTGGTTCATAATCTCTGAGATAGTTTCCACCTTTTAGTCTCCCTGCGTCCTTGGCACTGAACACTAATACAATTGCAGTGTTAGCAGGGTTTTTGCCTGTTAAACTAACATCAGGTCTGTATGGACTAGTTTGTACAATTTGTTTAGCAGGTATACCAAACATGTTTTGCATAATGCCAGTTTTTTCTTCATAACTAAATGGATCCTTTTCAGGCGTTGCATTCTTGGCTATTGTAGTAGCGATAAATACGTTAGAGGAACCAAATTGTTCCACTAGATCCATATAAACTTTATGATGACCTTTGTGCATAGGCTGAAATCTACCGCCATAAAAAACAGCAATATCCGTAGCCACATCTTCTGTCAGTTGTACATATCTCATTGGATTCTCCTATATATGTATTTATAGCTGAATTAAATGCGTACTGATTGACATCTTAGTTTATTGACATTATACTATAGAAAATAAGGAACTACAATGAGGAAACAAAATTATTTAAACAACAAAGACATGCTCAAAGAGATACACAAAAGTAAACTTACCTTTTGTAGTGTTATAGACGACGAGTATGCAAGATTCGATGTAATAGTAGAAACTATTGAAGATATTAATAATCCCGAATTTATACAGTTGGCTAAAGAAAATAGAGCGCATCAACTGAGTGTGCAAGCATACGAAGCTGCATTCTATGAATGGAATGATGGTGCTCGTAAAGCTAGTCAAAAACCCAAACAAATTAGTCACAAAATAGACCCAGACACAATTGAAGAAAAAAGTCTTGTGTTTAGATTAATGACATTTGATCATGTACCACTAGAGCCTGGCAGAAAAAGCAAGCCTAAAACTGTAGCAGATCATCACAGCAAATGTAACTTCCCTCCATTTAAACACTATGCATATGTAAATGGTGATCTCAAAGAATGTGTTAGAAGTCACTGGGAAGGTGGACTTGATAACGGAAAGTTCAATACACAGCATGGCAAGATCACAAACAATCTAGCAAAAATGTATATTAAACTGTGTGAACGTTACAGTATGCGCAGTAACTGGCGTGGCTATACATATGTAGACGAAATGCGTAGTCATGCACTGCTACAACTAAGTCAAATTGGTCTACAGTTCAATGAACTTAAAAGTCAAAACCCATTTGCTTACTACACAGCCGCAGTTACCAACAGTTTTACAAGAGTGTTGAACTTGGAAAAGCGTAATCAAAACATCAGAGATGACCTACTACAACAAAATGGACAAATGCCCAGTTGGACACGCCAAATCGAACACGAAATGGCAGAACGTGCTAAATGGGACGAACAAGTCGACAAAGAACGCAAAGAACACGGCTTCAACGTTTAGGTTGACATCCTCAATTATCGACAGTAGTATAAGAGAAGTTATAACTTCTTTGAACGGAGACCCATGACATTCTTTAATAGAGCCGCATGTTTTACAGACATACATTTTGGCAACAAAAACAACAGCAAACAACACAATCGAGACTGTGCTGACTTTGTAGATTGGTTCATTGAACAAAGCGAAGATTGCGAAACTTGCATCTTTCTTGGAGACTGGCACCATCACAGAGCAAGTGTAAACGTTAGTACACTCAATCACAGTGTAGAGAATGTAGGCAAACTAAGTCGTGCATTCAAACAAGTGTATATGATTATGGGCAACCATGACCTATACTATCGTGAGAAACGTGACTTAAACAGTTTACCATATGCAGGATTATTTGATAATGTTACACTAGTTGAGGATATGTTGGTGCAAGGTGATATTGCACTTGTGCCTTGGTTAGTAGGAGATGAATGGAAAAATTTACAAAAGACCAAGTGTAGATATATGTTTGGTCATTTCGAACTTCCGTTCTTTAAAATGAATGCTATGGTAGAAATGCCAGATCATGGAAGTCTAAATGCAGAACATCTACAAGGTCCTGAGTATGTGTTTAGTGGACACTTTCACAAACGTCAAGCTAAAGGCAACGTACATTATTTGGGTAGCCCATTTGGTCACAACTATGCAGACACATGGGATGACGACAGAGGCATGATGAAGTTAGAATGGAATGGTGTGCCTGAGTATATTGATTACCCCGGACCGCGATACAGAACTGTGCCTCTGAGTAGACTAATAGATGAACCTGAAAAGATTCTCAATGAACACACATATTGTCGTGCTACATTGGATATCAATATCAGTTATGAAGAAGCAAGTTTTATTAAAGAAACTTTCAGCCAACAGTACAACGTTAGAGAGATAGCGTTGATCCCTAGCAAAAAGGAAGAGCATACACAGGATTGGAAAGTTGTAGACGACATTGAGGTTGAAAATGTAGACCAAATCGTGTACAATAGTTTAAACGCTGTAGACAGCGAAATGATAAACAAAATGATCCTTGTAGACATTTATAATTCCCTATGATTACACTTAACAATATTACCGTAAAGAATTTTATGAGTGTTGGTAATGTAACGCAATCTGTGCGTTTTACTGACAATGGCTTAACATTAGTGTTGGGCAATAACTTAGACTTAGGAGGAGATGGTAGTCGTAACGGCACAGGCAAGACCACTATCATCAATGCACTGAGTTATGCTGTATATGGAAACGCACTCACTAACATACGCAAAGATAATCTTGTAAACAAAACAAACAGCAAAAGTATGCTGGTTACACTGGATTTTGAGGTAGAAGGCACAAAATATCGTATTGAAAGAGGTCGTAAGCCCAATGTGCTTAAATACTATGTCAACGAACAGAACGTTGACGAAGACGAAGCACAAGGCGAGAATCGTCAAACTCAAGCACAAATAGAAAAACTGTTTGGTATGAGTCATGACATGTTCAAGCACATTGTTGCACTTAACACATACACAGAGCCTTTCCTCAGTATGAGGGCAAATGATCAAAGAGCGATCATCGAGCAATTACTAGGCATAACAATGCTTAGTGAAAAAGCAGAGGCACTAAAAGAACAGCAAAGGCTGACCAAAGATGCAATCAAGCAAGAAGAATATCGAATTAACGCAGTTGAAGAAGCAAATGCCAGAATTGAAAAAAGTATTGGTGATCTGGAACGACGGCAAAAAATATGGCGAGATAAACAAACGTCTGATGTCGAAAGTATCCAACAGCAAGTCAACACACTCGAAAAGATAGACATACAAACAGAGCTTAACAATCATGCGCTACTAACTGATTACCTCGATAAGAAAACACAAGTAAACACATTAGAAGCAGAAATTGCAAAGCTAGTAAACAGTATTACTAGAGAACAAAAGCGTTTAGAAAAAGCACAAAAAGATCTGTTAGCAACTGAACAACATCAATGTTATGCATGTGGGCAAAGTATCCACGATGCACAACACGAAGAGATTCTTGCGACAAAACAAGAAGCAGTAAAAGAATCTCAACAACATATTGACGATGATACAAATCTCAAAGCAGAATACGAAGATGCACTAGTACAACTAGGAGAACTTGGACAAATTCCAGTTACACACTATAACAAACTACAAGAAGCACTAGCGCACCAAAACACTGTTAATAATCTAAACACAGAAGCAAAACGTATTGCTAACGAAACTGACATGTATCAAGAACAAGTTGATGCACTAAAAGAAACTGGACTACAAGAAGTTGATTGGAATAATATGAATGATCTAACAGTAATGAAAGATCATCAGGACTTCTTGTACAAACTGTTAACAAACAAAGATAGTTTTATCCGCAAACGTATCATTGAACAAAACTTACAGTATCTAAACAGCAGACTTGCTTACTACTTGACTAAACTAGGATTACCACATGAGGTACAGTTCCAACCTGATCTTACAGTTGAAATAACAGAGCTAGGTAGAGAACTAGACTTTGATAACTTGAGCAGAGGTGAACGCAATAGACTTATACTTGGACTTAGTTGGGCATTCAGAGATGTGTTTGAAAGCATGAACACACCTATAAATTTCCTTGCTATTGACGAACTTATTGACAGTGGTATGGATACAAATGGCGTGGATGCAGCACTAAGTGTTCTCAAAAAGATCGAACGTGAACGTAACAAAAATATCTTCCTAATCTCACACAGAGACGAACTAGTAGGTCGTGTAAACACAATACTACAAGTTATCAAAGAAGGTGGCTTTACTACGTTTAGTACAGACACAGAATTTGTAGATGCCGAGTAATCCTAAGATATTCGAAAGCCCAGACGGAGGCAACACAGTATATCAAAGAGACTTTGGTTCTAGAATCAGAGAAAAGGTAATACACCCTCAAGAACTACTAACAAAAAAGATATTACCTATAGACATATTCTATAAACTATTTGGAGAGCAAAATGAATCCTAAAGACGAATATGATTACAATATAACTGATATCAACATAAACAGTTTCAACAACAAAGCTGACAAAGGCGATAACGATTTTGATGATTGGCGTGTTACTGCACCTTTAATTAGACTAAGCGCAGATGATACCTATCACGGAACATATGATAGCGATAGCATTACTACTATTACATTAGACAGTGATTATGCTAATAAGTATATCAATACAAAATCACTCAAATACAGTATGCCAATAGATATGCTTTACAAATGGTATCCAGTACAAATGAAAGAATTAAACAACGATGACGAATTTCCTTTTTGATGTAGACGGTACACTAACCGATCCAAGAAAGCAAATAGATCCAGAGTTTAAACAAGTAATGCTGGAGTTTGTAAAAAGTCATCAATGTGTAATTGTAACAGGCAGTGACAGACCAAAAACTGTAGAACAGATTGGTTTAGAGCTCACTAATGCTTTTGAGAGAGTATATCATTGTAGCGGCAATCATGTGTTTATTGGTAGCCAAGAACACCATAAAAACACATGGACACTCACTCAACAACAACATGACTTTTTACAACAACAAGTAGACAGTATAGATTATCCAGAGAAAACTGGTAACCATATTGAACAAAGAACCGGTACTGCAAACTTTAGTATTGTAGGAAGAAATGCAGACTGGGATCAACGTGCTAGATATACTGAATGGGAACAACACCATCACGGAAGACAGTTAGTGTCATTAGCGTTTAATGAAATGTTTGACGATGCTGTTGCACAAGTTGCAGGAGAAACTAGTATTGATATTTTCCCTCAAGGATGTGACAAAAGTCAAGTACTAAAACACTATACAGACACAAGAACAATCTTTTTTGGAGACAATTGTTACCCAGGCGGCAATGATTATAGTGCGGCGCAAGCCAGTACATATTTTCATCAAATTGACCGAGGATATCAACAAACTTGGGAAATCTTAAAAAAGAGGTATATTTAGGTTGACATTAGCCAAGTTCGGCATATATACTAGTTGCTATATACTAACATGCAATGGACTTATCAAGGCAAACTTATTGAACAAATACCAGAGGAATACGTAGGTTTCGTATACCTCATTACCAACACCACGAATGGCAAAAAGTACATTGGCAAAAAACTGGCACAATTTAAAGTAACTAAAAAACCCCTCAAAGGCAGAAAAAATAAAAGGCGTTCAACTAAAGAAAGTGACTGGAAGACCTACTGGGGAAGCAGTGATAAGTTAAACGCAGATGTTGAAAACTTAGGCACAGAAAACTTTACAAGAGAAATACTTTACTTCTGCACAGGCAGAGGCGAAATGAGTTACTTAGAAGCTAGGGAACAATTTGATCGTAAAGTTTTAGAAACAGATGAATATTACAACGGCATAATAAATGTCCGCGTTGGCGGATCTAAGGCACTTGTAGAATCTCTAAACAGACACCAGTCATAACATACCCTCTTTACAAAAAGCATTGAGAAGTCGCCATTGGTTTGGTTAGACAACGGAACTTGCTGAGGGACACAAACCAAAAGAGTGGGCTCTACTGTGCCATTGTAACCCACGGATATCCAATAATGTTGACGTTATAGCATTTGGAGTTTCTGCGTCTTAAGCAGTGAGTAAAGGGGTAGCGCAAGACCGCCTCTGCCTAGCAATAGGTTTCACTATAACGGAGCGATCTGGAGCGGGGTAATGACCTTTAGCTTTTTTTTTGTACTTGGCTTTAACAAGCTAAGTGCGACTGAAAACAGGGTAATAACTAATCATAATAAAAATTATATCTTAGAAAGAAATATCATACGAAATGAAATGAGTATGACGATGAGCTTTAGCTCTTCGAAGAAACATTAAAACGTTGTACGTTTATTCCCTTTCATAGCTTCTGCTTTCTTTTCGTTTCTATCAATGATAAGTTTCTGAATTTCATCTATCTTTTCTATTGGAAGATTATATAGTTCTGTTAGATTAAAACTTCCATCAGAATACAAAACTATAGAGTTTACTTGGTCTCTTAGACGTTTTTGTGTATTTTCATATCTTTTGATTATTTCAGTTACTTTGGTTTGATCTTTTACTGTTCTGAGGATATATTTTTGAAAAAAAAAGCGGGATTGAATTCCACTG